ATATACATACTGCCAAGATGGTTAAAGAACATGTTAATTCTACCAGCAATAAGTCTACTCGTAGCAAGTTGCGGAGCAAGTATATCAGGAAATAATTACTGTAATATTGCATCACCTATCTTACTAGAAGAAGGTGATGTTGATATTATAAGTGACAACCTTTCCCAAGATTTACTTATTCATAATTCTGTGTATGAAAAACTATGCTTAAAATAAGTAATATACATTTCTATGTTTGCCTTTATAATACCTTTCTTTAGCAGGAAGTTTTTCAGCATTAACTAATTCTTCTTGTAATAAATATGATTCAAAATAATTTTCTAGTTTTTGTTGGGTTTTAGGGTGTACTTTTTTTGATCCTTTTTCTAAAGCAATTAAAGTGTTACGTGAAATCCCAGTCCTATTGCTTAATTGTAACAAGCTTAATTTCTGGGATTCTCTATGCTTAACTAAGACTGATGACCAGTCACTAAAATGGTATGTCATCATCATCTATTTGATTTTGTGGCACAGCTTGGAAGTTACTAGTACTCACGTACGGATCTCCTCCTGATTTTTTCTCACACAATTCTACTGCACTATCAAAGTTACCTACAACTATACTGGTATACCACTTATCATCATTACCTTTGTTGTACTGTACTTCTCCTGCAACAAATACAATCATTCCTTTCTTAATGTACTTCATAATAAAGTCTGTCTTCTTGTCATCAAAGACTGTAATGCTGTGGTGTTGAGGTTTAGATTTCTCACCCCATCCAGAGTTAGTAGTTAAACCCATCTTACACCACCCATTGTTAGACGCTAATGTTTCTGGATCTCTTGTCATGTGTCCTAGTATTGTTATTCTATTGTAAGTTCGCATCTTCTAGCTCCTTCTTTTTTTTATCAAATTGTTGTTTTAAAATTTTTTGTTTCTCAATAGATACTGAGTTAATCTTATGTTGGTTGTCATCCCATAAATATGTTAATCCATCAACTGTTCTTGCTCCTTCCATTTTAGATTGAAAACTTTCTCCTTTAGCTTTAGGTGCAGGTGCAGGACTAACAGCAGTATTACCATCATCATCTTCACCACACATACCAAGCATAGCTTGTAATCCATATCGTCTTGCATAGGTAATAGCACTACCTAATTTTTGTGCATCATTCTGATCTTTAAGTTTTAATGGCACACCTCCATCTTCTAAAAATGCACCCGACTTATGTATAATTCTAGTTACTAATACTGAATCTGTTTCACGTGAAACATTTAATTGCATTACAGCTAGGTCATACTTAGCTAAAGTGTTTGATGCTATTGCTAGTGTATCTTCTAGTGTTGCATACTTACTTTTAAAGAATGGATTGTTTGCAATCTTCTTTGGGTTAGCCATCTCTGCTAATGCTTGCACTAAACTAGAGTACAAGGCTGTGTCATCTTTACTCATACGTCACCTTCTTTCTTTTTTCTTAGGGTTATTGATTTCTTACCACTAGTAGCTATCCACTTAGATGTTTCTGTTGTGCATTTACTAGCGTCTTTAGGTACTAAAGCTTTTAGTTCTTTCTTTGCTTCATTAAAGATATCTACTGCTCCTGCTGTTTGATCTAGTCTATCGCATATACTATCCCAGCTTGTATCTTTCATGTCGTAATCTTTCTTCTTGTTTATTAAAACGTCATTAACTAAATCAAGATGTGGTGTCCAATGGTGGTCACCTTCTACATAAGGCTGTTGATCTTGAACTCTGTCCCAAAAATCTGAACACAATTTATTTAATTCTTCTTGATAAACAACATTAGATTCTATCTCATAGACTACAGGTTCTACGTTACCTCTTATGATTGACAGCCAACAAGACCTAACGTCTAAGTGCATCATATAAAACTGCAACTGTGGCATATAAGAATCAATCTTTTCTTTAACAGTTCCAAAAGGATTGGTATGTTTGCATTCTAAAAATGTAGTAGGTTGTCCATAACTATCAAGAACAATACCATCTGTATGGCAATAGAAAGGATAGCCATCATCTAATGAGTTTAAACAATTACTGTAACAGCCTCCTCTATCTACCTTCCAATCATATTTTTTTTCAAACCATTGTGTATTTAATTCTTCTGTTAGTATACCCATCTGTACTGGAAACACATCAGACAAGTCTTCACCTTTAACATCTTTATTAATAGTACCTTTTGTATTGTATAATTTAGCTAACTCTTCTGGATTGTTTCTCCATATTATATTGGCATCACTACCACCAATACCCATGTGCCTCTTATCCATCATAGTAAATTCCATCTCGACATGTTTCATATTATATCCTTTTCTTTATTAGATTGTACTGCATAATTGCAATAGATGCAAGTAAATATTTCCTCCAACTTCGCTGTTTGAATGCTACGTTGGAGGAAATATTATGTGCCTTCTAGTCAGCAGGGGAGCAAAAACTAAAAGGCACTAGCTTAAAGCATGGGACACTTTCTTTAAGCTAATTAGGTAACGCAAGCCAGAAGTTTTATCATGATTGATAGCTTCCATGAAGACTGCTGGTGGTGGGAATTTAGCATACTTCCATGTAAGAGTTACACCTGAACATGCGTGTTTAAATAAGGGAGAGGGTATGTCTTCTAAGGCTCTGACTAATAGATCTAAACCTAAACCAATAGGCAGCTCTACTTGAAACAATTTGGCTAACACATCTAGCGCAGATAAGATTGCTTTCTTAGGAGGTGGTGCTAAATCTAATTTAATCTTATCAATCATGTCATCTATCTTATCTTTAAGAACAAGGCATTCATTATCTTTTTTATTCAATACTTTTAATTGGTGAGGAAACACCTTGAAGATTGTGTCTATCTGAATAATCTCGTAGTCTTCTATCGTTAGATTCAGCCATGCTGGAGCTCTTACTACTGTTCCTTCTCTTTGAAATAGTGCTGTCCATCTTGTTAGATTTTCTAATCCAGAAACGGAAGGCGGCATCCCAGTCGCTCCGTACGTCACCTGTTGAGATGTAATAATCTCTAAACTGTTCGACTTCGTAATCATATTCTATCTCCTTAAAGTTTTTAGTTATATAAATTCTTGTGTTCTTAAGTGGAGTATATCCTTTAGGCATTCTTCTTTTGATTGCTGGTGCAACTGATGGTTTAATATTGCCATGTGAGGTAACAACTTTATATATTTCTTCTTCTATATCTAACCAATACTTTTGCTCAGCATAGTTAAGTAATATAAAGTGTGCTTGAAATGCTTCTGATAAATAATAACAACTAGTCCTGTCAACATTCATAAGCCTGCCAAGTAATAGGTCACTCATAGTTGTGTTTCTTTTAATGATCCAGCAGATAAACATTCTAATCTCTAGCATTTCTCTATTGCTACGCTTGGCTGTTAAAATTTTTTTCTCTGTTAGATGGTATGTTGCACACATATGTCCGATAGCACCAAGATAGAAGACTATACTTTCACAATGCTCAGTTAAATCTACTTTGACTGGTTGAAAATCATCTGTATTTCTTATTGGTTGCCCTATCTTGATAGGTGTCAGCGGCTTTCTGGTATCTTGTTCTCCCATTTTTCTATCTCCCTGCTTGGTATTTCAATTATCTTAATGAAGAATAATGACTCCACTAATTTCTTTTTAATTTTGTAGATGTCTGTGACCTGTCCCTTCACATCTTCTACTATCCTGTTGCCTGTTGCTCCGTTGTCTATGATTGTATCGTAACTAAAATCTGCTCTGTATGTAGTAACTTTAATGTTGTTAACTACACATGCAAAGCTTGGCTGTAATACTAAGTTCATAATTTTATTAGCATCTCTCATAACTATAAGTTGTTTAAATCTTTCGCCTTCTGATTTGCTATGAAAAAAAGTTTTCTTACCATCATAGTCTAAGTAAGTACCTTGAGCATTGTATTTATTTTTTCTAATAGCTGGCATCTTTATTCCTTAATTTTTTGACATTACTTTTATCTCTACTTCTAACACTTCGCTCCAGCAAACAAGCATAAAGAATGATGGTATTCTGTCACCACACTCCCACTTGCTAACTAAACCATCAGCACAACCTATCTTAAAGTCTACTTGTGCTTGGGTATATCCAATATTTTTTCTTGCTTGCACCATCTCATCTACTATATTCTTATAAGGTTTGTTCTCTATTGGAGGAACATCATATCTCATTCAGCCAATCCCAAACTTTCCTAGCTGTATCTTCTCTAAGTGTAGTCTGCTTGTTAACTAACCTATGGTACGTGCTATCTTGTATGCCACATACTTTAAACGCATAGCGTAGTTTAACATTCTTATCAGATGCAAGCTTTCGTAATTGTGTTTCATATGTTATCATGCTTGCAACTATGCTAGCTTTTATCAATCATGTCTAGTAAAAATTCTCTTATCAAGTATTTGCCCATTGGTTTATCTCTTGTTTTCCAGTAATCTTTGTCTATCATATCCTTACAATGCTGACATTGTATTGCCGCCCAAGAAAAATGATAGACTTTATTAGGGTAGTTGCAATGAGGACAGTAAATATTTTTACCTGCTTTACTTGCTCTAGCATGCTTTAAATTTTTCTCTATGTAATCAACAGGTCTACACATTAAAGTAAACGTATGACCTAACGCACCCCATGCTCCACTAACTACAGCTTTAAAACCTAACACTCTCATCCATGCCATTGATTGTTTGTTACTGGTATGCACATGGTTGTATAAGTAATTGTATTTTGTATGCATTTTTTGCACCCACTTAGGACACTCTTCTAAAAATTGTTCTCGGTGTTCATACAACTCATCACTTGTTAATAGCCATGCGATACCCCAATCTTTATGGTCGCTGGGTACTACACCAAACATACCAATAACCCCCTGGTTTTCATTGCCTATGATAGAGAATGTCATGTGTCTTTTAATACTAAATGGAAAAGTCAAAGCCTCTAAAGGTGTAGCTTTATGTGATGCCCATATCTCTGACACATCAGACTTCCTAAGTTTAGGGGCTAGTACTTTAGGATCTAAGACTGTGGCCTTACGCACACACCTATACTTTTTCTCTTTAATAAATACTGACATTACAATCCCATCTCTGTTATTAGAAACTCAAATGCTTTACTTGCTTGAGCTGACGCTGATACTAATGAGCTTGGTTTATCTTTTAATCTAGTACACCAGCTATGAATATATTTTGTATGATCTTCTCTTATGTCTACGTTATACCCCAGATGATTGCACATCAAGGCACTACCTATCTCTGCTATTAATTCTTCTTGCGCTCTCATGTCTGTTGACTTGCTATAATCTCTAATTGTTTTTCTATTTAATCTACTGCTATGACCTGTCCAATGTATAAGCTCATGACATAGGGTACTGTAGTATTCATTGTACTTTTCTAATGATGTACCTACAAAGTTATCTTGAGGTGGCATCTCGACTATGTGATTACCGTGATAACTGGCACACGTACCTAACTTAACCTCTAATCTAAACTCTTTCTTTAGTTTGTTTAACCCAGTATGAAACTTCTCAGCTGATACTGATTCAGTCTTAGGCATGTCAGCATTGTAATCGTAGCCTTCTGTCTGCTCTATGTTGAACACATACTTGTGAGTAAAGAATGTCTTGTTTGTTTCTGTACCATCTTCTTCTATTTTCTTTTTAAATATAGGTACTAGTATCTGCGTTCCATTTTTTCTTTGGTCAAACCTAATCTTTTTACTGTTGTTAACCCATTGATTCCAACCACCCCATGATGGGGCAGTATAACCCTTGGCTCTTGCTATTCTATACAACATAAAAATATTAAAGCCTTTATAGTAGGTGTCTGTTAAATAATTTTTTGGAAACGCAGACCCTAACTTGAAGGGCATAACCCATTCAGACTTAGGCTTGCCCTGCTTTATAGACTCATCAAGAACTTCAAGCTCTTCAATGATAGTGTCTATTACATCTTGTACTTTAACTGTCATTTAATGCCTCCATTATTTCTGGTATGTTTTCTTTATCACCAGTACCAGATGGTGTGGTTGTAGGATTTAAAGTTTCTTCACTTATAAAGAATTTAACGTGAATAAATCCACCTTGCATAGAGCTTATACTAAACATATGAGGGCATGTTTCTAACCATGCTAAACAAGATTTAATATTTTGTATTTGAAATGGTATCATATTATTTCTCCTTTATATATAAATCAACATCTCTTGTTAACTTATGCTTAGTTACGTACTCTTTATAAGCATCTATCTCTGCTCTTAGCTCAGACTTTAATGCTAATATCTTTTTCTTTAATGCTTTAGGTGATGCTAGATATAACTCATACCTAGTAATTTCATTCTCTTGTTTACTAATCTCTATCTCCATATGCCACTTAGCTTCATGTTTATTTTGCATCATCTTCCTCCATTTGTTTATCCATTTTTTTAGCGTTTGCCATCATTCTATTATGCTCGTCTATTATTATTTGTTTGATATCAAGTGACAACACATCACTTTGATACTGATCTTTTTGATTGTCTGATTCTAATTGTTTCTCAACTGCTCTATCCATAACCTCTTGCCATGAATCACCAGTTTCTTGTACTTCAATATGTAAGTCACTCATTCTACCCATGTTTTGCTATCCTTTCTGCTGATACTATACATAGTATACCCATTGTTAATATTACTAGTGATAACCCTATACTCCCAAAGGATATCAAGTTAACACCACTTACAAAAACTTCACAGATACCAACGACTCTTAGTATCCATTCCATTGACGTTTTGTTTATCATAATCTAGT